GCGTTGATGATAAGGAAAACAAGTGCGAGCGCTTGAAGATTGATATGGCGCTCATTGAAGCAGAGGAGGCACTAGCATGAAGCAGACCGACGAACTCAAAAAGACAATCGAAGACCTCAAATCGAAGGTACAGAACTTGGAGGCGCAGGAGCAGTATGATGACGCGGCAAAGGTCGCGAAGGAGCTCAAAGATGCCGTGCGCGACTACAAGACCGCAAAGGCTATCGAGGATGCAGACCTCGAGGACTTCCAGATCGGCGGCATGATTCCGGCCATGAAGCAGAGCGCGAGCGCCGTTGACGAAAAGAAGCTCGTGAACCGCGCGTTTAACAAGCTCGTTTTCGGTGACATCGTCAAGGGCGGCGCACAGCTTACGGATGACGAAACGCAGGCACTCAAGCAGCATGGCGTTTTCGATATGGTCGGCACGCCGGGACAGGTCGGCGCAACGCCGAGCAAGGGCGGCTATCTCGTTCCTGAGGAGCAGTTGGCAACCCTCCGCGAGTACCGCCGCCAGTATTACGAGCTGAAATCCCTCTGCAACGTGCAGACGGCAAACAGCACGTCCGGCAAAATGCCGACTATCGGTAAGGAGACGGGCAAGCTCGTGCAGTTCGATGAGCTGACGGAAATCAATCAGGAAGACCTCGACTTCGGTCAGATTTCCTACAGCATCGCGGACTACGGTGACATCATCCCGGTTTCCAATCAGCTGCTTCAGGATGCCGACATCGACCTGATGGCCCTCATCGGTCAGCGATTCGCTCGCAAGTCCGTCAATACGGAGAATGAAAAGATTCTCGACATTCTTTCCAAACTCTCCGCAACGACCATCAAGGACTGGAAGGGCATTACGAAGGCGCTCAACGTCACGCTTGACCCGGCAATCAGCGCAGGCGCGAAAATCCTCACCAATCAGGATGGCATTGAGTATCTCGATGAGCTGACTGATTCGCAGGGACGCCCGCTGCTCACGCAGTCCCTCGCGGACCCGACGAAGTACATTTTCCGCGGCCGCGAGATTGTTGTAGTCAGCAATGCGCTGCTGACGGCAAAGAGCGCGATTCCGTTCTATATCGGCAGTTTCTCCGATATGCTCGCATTCTTCCAGCGCAAGGGCGTTGAGGTTGCCGTTTCGCAGGAGGCGGGCTTCACGAAGTACGCGACCTACGTCCGCGCGGTTGAGCGTTTCGGCGTGGTCAAGGATGACGCGGATGCCGTCGTTTCGCTCTCTATCTCGGCAACGGCATAACGAAAGGCGGCGTATATCATGGCAATCACGCTTGAATCAGCAAAGACCTACCTTCGGGTAGATGCCGACTATGATGATAGCTTGATTACATCTTGCATAGATGCCGCCCGCGCCCACCTAAACGCAGCCGTAGACGATTTTGACACACGATATGGCAATGACAGCAAGTTCGCCGCTCTCGCAGACGTCGTAATGTATGCACTCATTACAGAGATGTACACAAACCGCGATGCAAGGAACGACAACAGGCAGTCATTGCCGTATATCGTGAGGTCAATGATAACTCAGCTGCAAAACCATCCAGAAGAAGGAGGATGACGCAATGATTACGGCAGGGACGCTCATGCAAACGTCAATTGATGATTTGCGGGAGCGCGTCGACATCATGCGGGCAACACAAACCCGCGATGCTTACGGCAACGTCATACGCGGCGCGCCCGCCGTAGTCGCGTCGTGTTGGGCGAAGGTACTTCCTAGCGGCTCAATTATCCGCGACGGCTACTCTGAAACCGTCAATCAGGTCAACTATCGGATAGTCGTGCGGTACAGGACGGACATCAAACCGACTGATACAGTCTCATGGCGCGGGAAAATCCTTACGATGACAGCGCCGCCGTATGACGCGGAAAGCCGCCATGTATGGACGGTGCTCGAATGTAAGGAGCTGATTGAAGATGAATCTGCAATCTAAACACCGTGGGAACTTCACACGCGGCCGTGTGACAGTCAATCGCGAAGCCGTCGAACGTATCAGAGAGTACGGACTGGAAGTCGAAGCCGCCGCGAAAAAAGCACTCGCAGAGGGCGCAGAAATCATCGTCAACGACGCGAAAAGCCGCTGCCCCGTAGCGGCAAACTCGAAAGAGATTCAGCGGCGCGGCTTAGATGTTGGCGCGCTCAAAGATTCCATCAAGGCAAAGCGCAAGAACGGCGGCGCGGTTTACGAGATTTCGGCCAATGCGCGAGACGAAAAAGGAACGGCTTATGGACAGTACGTCGAATTTTCGCCGCGTATTGACAGGCCATTTCTCTATCCCGCGATGGATGCCAATCGTAAAGCCGTACATGACAAGATTGCGAACGCGATTCATAACGCAATCAGCAAGGGGAGGTGACTAGATGGACGTTCTGAAAGACGTATACAGCGCACTTAAAACGAAAGCCATCTCATCCCTGCTTGCAAAGGGCGCAAGCTCTATCTATCACGGGTGGAGCGTGGATGCGGGAACTTATCCAGTCATCATATACGGCCTTGCAAGCGACATCCCCGCGCTATCTTGCGATAACGATGAGGTAGCGCATGAAGTGACGGTGCGCATCCATATTGTCACGAAAAACGGCGCATATCAGCCGATATATCAGGCCGTGCAGGCGGAAATGAAACAGCGCGACTATCGGCGTAAAATGACAAATGAAATCAACGATGAAGATTTGAAAATCCTAGTCGTTGACTATGTGATAACAACAGAAACAGAAATGGAGGTATAACACAATGGCAGATACGATTCCCAGTGGTCTCACCAACTCGCCTTTCGTGGGTGTCAAAAATTGCCACGTTGCAAAGCTCTTGACGGACGAAAAAGGCAAGACGGCCACCTATGACACATCGGTATCCATCCCGTGGCTCAGACAGGTACAGATTAGGCCGAAAAACAACCAGGAAAAACTCTACGCCGACAATCAGGCGGTTGCGGTTGCGACGGCAACGAGCAGCTATGACTTGACCGTAGAGATGGGTAACATCCCGCTCGAATACAAGGCGCTGCTGCTCGGTCACAAGTATGAGAACGGCAAAATTACCGTTTCTTCGGCGGATGCCGCGCCCTACTTCGCACTCATGTTCGAGAGTACGAAACAGAACGGTAAGAGCCGCTTTGTTCGTTTCACAAAGGTTCAGTTCACGGAGCCTGACGAGACGAGCAAGACGAAAGAAGAGAATATCTCTTTCAATACGCCGACCATGACGGCAACGGCAATCTATCGCACGTCTGACGATGTGAGTCTCGAACAGGCCGACGAGGACGCAACAGGCTACGCAGAGGACACAGGGAAGAACTGGTACACGCTCACGGCGGCAGCATCGGCACCGGGCGCGGGCGCGTAACCTATACACAAGATGTTCACAGGTGGGGACAAGTCTATATAGATTTGTCCCCAATTATTAATAGGAAGGAAAATGCAAAATGAAAGCACCTGTACTGAAAATTGACGGCGGTGAATATGAGATTATGCGCCCCACCATGAAGATGTGGCGCGAAATGACGAAACTCGAAGATAAGGACGAAAAGGATGCAAGCATCAGCGACATCATTAGCGCGCGGGCCAAAGTCCTCGCGCTTGCCTATGGTCTTGATGATGATACAGTTGATTGCATCGACCTTGCAGATGTTATTCCGGCATACAAAGCCGCCGTAAAGTATGTCATCAGCAGCATCTTTTCAAAGCTGGAGGACGTACCAAAAAACGCCGAAGCGGCGAAGCAGGAGTAACGCTATCGCCGTACGAACAGGTTTTGACATGGTATACGCGCTATCATGAGTCGTATGGATGGACGGTCAGAGAAGTCGATGAGAGCGACTTGGAAACGCTCATTGACGAACTCATCGTAGCGGCGAAAAAGAATCAGCCGCGTAAAGCATACATTGAAAACGTATTACCCTTGTGAGGTGGTGAG